GAAGATAACTACATGGATTATGTTCTAGGAGAATCCCTAGAAACAGAAGAACAAGATTATTTAATGACTGCTTTGGAATCAGATCCAAAGCTTAGTGAAATCTTTGATAAAGTCCTTATGACTGCATCAGAGTTTTCTGGGGCTGGAGAAGTCGAAGGCCCCGGAACAGGTGTTTCAGATTCTATTCCTGCGCGATTAAGCGACGGAGAATTTGTAATTACCAAAAAAGCCACCGATCAAATTGGCGCAGATAATCTTCAGAAAATGATGGATGATGCTGAGCGAATGGCTGATGGTGGGTTAGCTAGAAATGGCTATCAATTCGGGGGTATGTTACAAGACCCTCAAAAGGAGCTTGAGGCTATGTCACAGCTTAGATCAACAGACGAAGAGGTTAATCAGGCGATGTTAAGATCTAATCAAGTGCCAAGTCTTAGGCGATATTAGTACGGCTACCTTGTAGTTGGCAAGCCCCAATTTAAAGACGTTTAAAAAATGGCTACCTTGCAAGAAAAAACAAGCCCCGTAGAAAAGGAGTGGTAAAAATGTCCGAAGCAGCACTAGAGGAGCAAGTATCGAATCCATATAACATGAAAAAGTCTTGGCACACTAAAGATAAAGTGAGGCCTACAACGGCTGATGAAATGTATTATGAAGAAGACGAACAACCTCAGCAGGCTACCCGTAAAAAAGCGGCCCCTGAAGAGTCAGAAACCTCTACTAACTATAAAAAAAGGTACGACGATTTAAAGAAACATTATGACTCTAAATTAAATGAGTTTCGACAGCGCGAGCAAGAACTACTAGCTGCATCACAGCCAGTATATCAAGCTCCAAAGTCTGAAGAAGATCTTGTTAGATTTAGAGAAGAATATCCTGATCTTTATGATACGGTAGAAACTGTTGCACATATGCGAGCCGAAGAGCAGATGAAAGAAATGCGTCAGCGTTTTTCTGCTATTGAGCAACGCGAAATGGAAATCTCAAGGCGTGAAGCTGAAAACGCACTCCAAGAGCGTCACCCAGACTTTGATGAAATTCGTGGCGACGATAGTTTTCATGAGTGGGCAAAAGAACAACCAGATCAAATTCAGGATTGGATTTATAATAATCCAAATAATGTAACTTTAGCAGTTAAAGCACTTGATCTTTATAAGTTAGAAACAGGCAAAGGGCAAAAAGGTTCAGGCAGACCGCGCAAGCAGTCAGCTTCAAAAGGATCGGCAGCAGACATGGTATCTACAAAAACAACAGGAGTAGACCCTAAACAGCCTAAGATCTGGACCGAAAGTGAAATAGCGAAAATGTCCTTAGATCAATTTGATAAATACGAAAATGAAATTCGTGAAGCAATATCTGAAGGAAGAGTTCGCAGAGGATAAAACTTTTCTACTTTAGGAGTAATTTAAAATGGCTTATAATCAAAGTGACCAATTTTTTGAACCAGCAACCGATACAGATGCTAACTTTGCAAACTCCGTATCAGGTCAGGCTAACTCGTTCTTCCTGCCAAAAGTATATTCCAAGCAGGTACTTAACTTCTTCCGTAAGGCGTCAGTAGCAGAAGCTATTACCAATACGGATTATGCGGGTGAAATTTCTGGCTACGGCGACACTGTTCGCATCATCAAAGAACCAACCATTACTGTTTATCAGTATGAGCGTGGTCAAGACGTAACGCAAACCAAACTCACCGACCAAGAAGTAACCTTGATCGTTGATACGGCTAACGCATTCAAGTTTATCGTTGATGACATCGAAACTCAAATGTCTCACGTTAACTTCCGTGATGTGGCTACGTCTTCTGCCGCTTACTCTTTGCGTGACGCTTTCGACGAAGGTGTAATTGCTAAGATGTTTTCAGGCGTAACGACTTCAAGCCCAGACCATACGCTTGGTGCTGATAGTGCAACTGCTCTTGGAGCTAATGTATTTGATGGCGCAGGTTCTGTTGATCTTGGTGTATCTGGTGAAACTGACCCGCTTGACCTTATGGCACGTATGGCTCGTCTTCTTGACGCACAGAACGTACCTGAAGAAGGTCGATGGTTTGTAGCAGGCCCTGATTTTTATGAGCAGCTGTCTCAGTCAGGATCTAAGCTTCTGTCAGTAGACTATAACGCTGGTCAAGGTTCAATCCGAAATGGCTTGGTATCTTCTGGCAAGCTCCGTGGTTTTAATATGTACAAGTCTAATAACATTGCCGCAACGTCTAACGCTACTGGCAAATGTTTGGCTGGTCATATTTCTTCTACGGCTACGGCTCAGACGATTACCAGCACTGAAGTAATTCGTGACCCGTCAAGCTTTGGTGACATTGTTCGTGGCCTCCACGTATATGGCGCTAAAGTATTGCGACCCGAAGCTTTGGTTGCAGCTTATTACTTGATTGACTAATTGTCATCGGCTACGGGGGTCTTTATGGCCCCCACGCCTTTAAAGGATTTTAAATTATGCCTCAACTTGGAAGTGATGAAAGACCTGTAGCCTTTAGGCAAACGATTGCTTCTAAGGAAAGTAGGACGCGAAAAGGATTTGATAAGCAAAAGTACGA